ATAATCGAAATTGGATTCGTCATTTTCATCGAGAGCCGGGATAACGATAAACTTCGCTCGGTCACTGTCGATATACTCACGCTCGAGCCTACCGATTACATCGTGAACCGACCAGCGAGTAGCAATATGCAGTTCCTTACACTTATCACCGATTTTACGTTGTCTCAAGTCAGTGGTGTATGTTTCCCACAGCTTGTCGAGACGTTCCTTCGACAGAGCTACTTCAATACCCGACACCAAATCGTCACAGTACAGGAGAGTAGCCGCTCGATACAGACCAGCGTTACCAGTACCGATAGAGGTAAATTCCAGTGTCTCAAAACGCTGTCTTTTATCAAGGTCAATACGACAATCCTTTGCATTTGTGCCGGAGACTTTAACCGCCGGGAACACATCTTGCCACAGGTAGTCACCGTTCTTATCGAAGATTCTCAAACACTCGTCATATACTCCTCGTACAAAGGAGTTAGAGTGGCTACCTGTCAACATCGGCTCATTAGGGATTCTGCCACCGAGCCATGTGAGGTAGAAAATTGCGAGAGTGGTCTTACCACTACCCGGCGGCATACTGATAGCCAGCAAATCCAGCTTATCGTCAGCCAGCTCTTGCAGAGCGTCTACCACCTGTTTCAGTACCTTCCTACGAGGAGGGTAGAACTTCTTCTCGGGGTCTCTGTTCCACTCGACATAGAGTAGGTAGCTGTCAAAATCGTGAGGAGCGGCGGCAAGTAGTACCGACTTATGGAGCTGGAAGACCTTCATCACATCTTTGTCCTCGAGCTTCGGATTCATAATCGCTCGCTCACATTCCACCGAGAGCTTTTTCAGATATTCCACCCCGAGGGGAATGTCGGTTTTCATCGTTTCTCGGCAGATATTATATAAATCCTCATACGCTTGGAAATTGTACGAGGTGTGAATACTATCCAGTATTCTATCGAGTAACTGTTTCATAATACCTCCCAATATAGAAAAAGTGCGTTACCGTTCAGAGCCTTAACTCTGTGCGATAACGCACCCAATTACCATTTTCTTCTACGTCTCTTACCCCTATGGTGAGACTTCTCGTTCATACGAACGACTTCAAACAGGACAGCAAGAGGGAAGATTAGCACCGCCAATATCCACATTACTGTTCCTCCGTAAGTTCAATATCAAATTTTTGACCGTCAGTAAATTCCAGTGAAACGGTAGAATCGTCTTCGAGCTGGAACGTCCATACAACTAAAGCTGTCGTACCGGGTTGAATCGAAGTATCACACTGGACAGCTTCGCCTACGTCCTGTGGATAGACCATTACAGGAATCTCTTTTCCATGCTGAAATGCCTTAATATTGATTTCATCGCATGGGATAGCGGTTTCGTCACTCAAATTTGAGTAGTTACAAAAGACCCCGAACAGCTCCGTTTCGTCTTCCATGATAACCATGCCGCTTGTCACAAATTCGAGAGTGTGTTCCGGCTCGGTCTCGGCAGAACAGCCGACTAACAACAGAAGGGAGAGGAGTAGGGGCATAATCAGCTTTTTCATTTGGTGTCCTCCCTCTTAACATAGGTTAATTCAATATCGTACCCGAGAGCTTCCATCATAGAAACGAGGGTTTTGTTGAGAAAACCGTCTTTTTTCTTGATAATTCGATTGACATACTGACCTGTCGTGCCGACTTTGGCGGCGAGCTGGTCTTGTGTCAGTCCGGCTTCGAGACATTTGATTTTTACATCGAGTTCTACATTGTTTTTCAACATATTACAACCCTCCTTGCATTACATTATAACACAATTAAGATTGAATTGCAATAAGATTGTACCATTTACTACGACTTATGCCGAGCTTTTTACAACACTCTGCCACAGTCAGCTCGCCGTCTTTTTGTAATTTTCGGAATTTTTCAAGCTCCTTGGGTGATACAATCTTTTCGGGTCTTCCGTCTACACGAACACCTTTGGCTCGGGCGATTGCCTTACCTTCCTGTGTGCGTTCGACAATCATATCACGTTCAAATTCAGCAAATGCCAGCATGACATTTCGTATCAGCTTCCCGGTAGATGTGTTGTCCATGATACCGAGATTCAAAATGTGGACTGTGACCCCTCGGGAGATAAGGTCTTCGATAATCTGAATCCCTTGAGCCACACTTCGAGCGAGCCTATCCAGCTTCGTGACAACGAGAGTGTCTCCGGCAGTCAGAATCAGTAGGAGCTTATCGAACTCCGGGCGGTCTATCTTCGTACCTGTAAAGGAATCGTAATAAATCTCTGTCGCTCCGGCTTCCCGGAGGAGCTTATCTTGGGCTTCGAGACTGTTTCCGTCTTTCGCTTGTCCTTTGGTGGACACACGAGCATATCCATAAATCATAGGCTACACCTCCGACAGAATCTTATCGAATCCCAAATCAAAGTCACACCTTTTCTGAATATCCTCGGGAGAGTGGGAGACAACGTATTCTTTATCACCCTTGCGTATCACCAGCTCACAGCCGAGAGCTTGAAGCATTTTATACAGGCTCTCCACCGTCATTGTAGGAGCATTGAGCTTGTTGGATATAGACGTATGGCTCGAGTAGCCGCACTGTTCCGCAAGAAGTTTGTGGTTGAAGTTCATATCTTGCATGATGGTTCGTATAATTTCTCTCTCGTCCATGGTTTCACCTCCTTGGAGTAGTAAAAGTAGCTCTTTTTCAAAATTTCCCCTATTTTTCTATAAGGGGCATATAAACGTGTCTCTATGGAAAAAATAGTGAAAAATCTGATTTTCAACTACTTTAACTACTTATCATCGTCAGAAAGCAGAGCGTCCAAATCCATTTTAAGGTCGCTCATTTTCACAACAAACTGTTTGTTCGTACCCATTTTATCTCTGACAATGACTTCAAAACCCATGGCTTCGACCATTTCAGCGAACACGTCCAAACGCATTTCGTTTTTACCACGATTCAAGTAGCCTGTGACGTTGGTTTGGCTCTTGCCGATTTCTTCTGCCAGCTTCGCTTGAGACCATCTGCGAAGTGACATGATTTCTTTTACAATTTCTTTGCCTGTCATGTGATTACCTCCTTTAAGATGTTCTTATTATAACAAATACATTTTTGTATGTCAATACATTTTTGTATTTCCCTTTTTAATTTTTCGGGAATTTTAAGCCACTCCCTCGCCCCGGAGAGCGGCGGCGGTCTCCCCCTCTGGGGGTCTCTCCACAGCTCGCAGAACCGCCCACGACAGCCCGAAAACATCGACCCAATACACCAACAGCACCCCGACAGAAAACCGCCCACAAAGCCAAACAAAGCCGCCACAGAACGACCCCGGACAGCGACCAACAGAACCACACCAGCAGAACCAACAGCGACAGCAGACACCCAGCACAAAGCACACCAGCCCCGGAGCGATGGACAGCAGAACCACAGCCACCAGCCGCCGCACCTGTGGAAGCTGGACACAAAGAAAACCCCCGGACATATAGCCGGGGGGCATGATGTAAAATATTTATTTGTTCATATCCATTAAAAATCCGAGAACCACAAAAGGAAAAATTAAAATACATAAAATAATCAATTCTTTATACCTCCATTTATGCAAAAGTAAAACGCTTTGTTTCTGTTGTCTTTGTGTATTTGGTTGCTACGTCCGGCATATCCTTTTTTAATGCGGTGGTATCTATGCGAGAACTAACAACCGTTTTATATGTGGCTTTGTGTTCCGAGCCTGTGAGCGTGTCCAGCCCGGCGGCGGTCATGTGCTGTTTTACTTCGTCTTTGAGAGCTTCCACCATGGCGGCGGCTTCCTCCTGTAAACGCTGGTATTGTGCCAACTCTGCGAAAATCTCGTTAATATTTCTCATGTTTTATACCTCCATATATTTATAATCATACTGTCGAACCGTTCCGAGGGTGTCCGCTGTTGGGGCTTCGCCTGTGAACCTGTCCACATATTCAACCGGGATATAAAAAGCGGTATAGCGTCCGGTTTCGTTGTTGGTGCAATTATAAAATTCAAAATGATTTAGAACGCTGTCGAAGCTGTGACCCTCGCAATTTTGGTTATTTTTATTTATAGGCATATCCAGCCGCCAAAATGAACCGGGGCGAAGGTTTACCGGGCAAAATAGGACGGTCAAACCGTTATTATATGCGATTCGGGCGGCTTTCTTTGTGATACGCTCAAAATTAAAGCCATCGACAGAAAAATTATATTTACGCATAATATTTACCTCCATTTTTCAAACAAAATTCTTGCAAGAGCTTTTCAACCTGTTTTTGTTTTTCCTCAAAAGGTGCTTTATTTTCCCAGCTCCAAATTTTAGCGGCGGCTTCCTCATATTCTGCAATACCTTCCAAGCGTGAGCCGGGCATATTTCTATAACCTGTGCAAATTGTAACTCCGTAAACCTCGTATACATCAAAATTCCAACCGTAAACCCCGGAATTATAAGCGGTTGCTTCGTGATTTCTTAAAAGGTGTTGTAAATCACAATAACCAGCACATTTTACATTTACAGAACCGTTTACAATCGCTTTGCGTGTTGTCTTAAATTTCATTGTTTTAACCTCCTTTTATAATGCCATGTATGCGGCTTTATTCAGTCCGCAAAATGCGTTTATATGTCTTCCTGTTGTAGCTGTCCAGCCCTCCCACAACTTTACAAGCTCCCCGGCGGCGGTTCTTTTAATAATTGGGGTATCGTAACTGTAAAGCGTTTCGTTTCCAGCTTCGTCAATAATTACTTTTGCTTTTCCGTAAAAGCTCTTTCTTCCATCTGTTGGGGTTGATTCGTAAACTCTCATTTTTAATACCTCCGTAAAATCTGTTTTTGATTTGGTGTAAATACGTTTTTGTATTTGTTGAGTTTAGTATAATACATTTTTGTATTTATGTCAATACTTTTTTGTATTTATTTTTCAAAATTTAATACTTTTTTGTATGCGGCTCAAAATGTCCATTTTGTTAAAACTAAAAATACATATAATAAGGAAGCAACCCGGACAGCGACCAACAGCCGCCACAGCTCCGGCAGATATACATATAATAAGGAAGCCGCCACCGATGGACAGAACCAACAGAACCACAGCCGGACACCCTCACCAGCTCCACAGGACACCAGCGACAGCCGGACAGGGCGAGAGCCGGAGCGACCGCCGCCGGAGCTGGACAAAATACCATATCACGCTAAAGTGCTAAAGTATTGAGGAGGAAATTCGCAGATTTTTGAAAATTTTTGCATAGAAAAAGCCGCCCGGAAGCTGGTCTGTACCAGCCCTCGAGCGGCATAGTCGAAAGTCGAAAGTCGAAAGTCGAAAGTCGAAATCAATTTTCATCGTCAGAGTTGGAAGCTCCAATCTGTTTATAGTCGGAAGTCGGAAGGTATCTGTCTCTGATGTTGTCTGCGTTATAGTCGTTATCCTGTTGAGCGTTCGGGGTGAGAACGTATTCGGTCTTGTCTTGGTAGCCATAGTTGTTCTTACCGAGGAAGATACCAGCCACAGGGTTGATTTTGCCATTTTGCATATAGTCTTCCCACAAAGTTTCCATAATTTTATGTGCCTTTTTTATAGCGAGTGCCACCTCGGGCGGCAACGCAGAGTTGTACCCCGAACCACCAGTCGGAGCGTCATTAACAATAGCCCATAAAGTTCTTCGTGACATTCCGTTCAATGCCATAGCCAATCCACTCACTGTCGGTTTGCTATCACACTGTACCATATACTCGAAATAATGATTGATACGCTCATGTACTTCATCAACATTGTGCATATCAATATCCGGGAGATTCATTAAGTACAGGTTCTTCGACAGATACTTCGCATTATCTCCACCTTCTACCATGAGCATATTATCACCAATCATAGGGGAGTTCCCACCACGAGGTTTTCCCTTGGATTTCTTAACAGGTTTCGGTGTCTCAACCACTTCCTCGGCTTCCACCGGGTCGCTTAACAGCTTATCAATGTCCATTTTCATGTCTCCTTTCCTAATACATTTCTGTATTTAGTACATTTTTGTATTCAAGTAGCAAAAGTAGTCGAAAATCAAAATTTACCTTATTTTTTATATAGGGGCATGAATATATGTCTCTATGAAGAAAATAAGGGAAAAACCGAAGAACAACTACTTCGACTACTTCAAACCGTCAAAATCGAATACAAATTCGTATTTTTAATACATTTAAGTATTATACTTTTTTGTATTATACATTTTTGTATTTAAGTACAATTTTGTATTTAATACGAATTTGTATTCAATACATTTTAGTATTTATGCTTTGCTTCACTCAAGCTCGCCATACATCTACGAGAGAGGTCGTTGAGGAAAGCGTCAGTCGCATTTGTGACCTTATAGCAAGCTCGGTCTCCGAAGAAAACGAGGTAGCTGTCGGTCAAAAGCTCATGTGCGACAGTCGTGTACTCCTTCGTCATAGCACAACCACCTATCGCCGGAGAGCCATCGGGCATAACATCGAACCCGGTACAGGTGCTACCCCAAACTTGAGGGAAGACTATCATATCAAAGTCGGGAGGAAGTCGCATGAATTTACACTTCTCCGCAAATGCGGCTTTGAACTCCTCGTCTGCCAGTAGAGCTTGTTTTGCTTTGTACTCTATGAGTTCCAAATTAGGATAGGGTCTGTTCATCACTTGT